CTTACTGTCAAATTCAATTTCAGCAATGGCCATAAGGTCTGCAACAACCTCAGTCTGATCTTGAAGTTCGATACCAGCACCATTGATGTTCCGTAGAAAGGAAGCAATCTCACGAAGGTCGTGCGGAGCTACATCGCCAGCAATAAGTTTAGGCATAGTGGACCAATCAAGGCCATTCAGTTGCCACAGACGTTCTACGAGTTGCTTGTTTAGAATATCTACAATAGTGTTGATGTAGCTTTCCAGTGAGCGAAGGAATAGGTCCGTCTTAGTCTTAGACAAAGCATAAGAACCACTACCAGAACCAAGCATAAGAAACTCAGCCATAAGGCTACGAGCAATGTCATGCTGATAACGCTTAACCACGGGGTCTATATCTATGGAACGAGAGCCATTAGCAGTGATCAGCTCAACATCCATCAGGCGTTGGTTAGTGGGCTTGCCATCAGCATCTACATATAGGTCAGAAGGCAATAGGGCGTAGCCCTGCTCGTTGTTCTTCAAGTCACGAAGGATACGTTCAAATTGTCCACGAAGGGCAGATTGATCCGCAGAGGCATCAGCACTCATATATTCCGCAGGCATACGGCCAATAGGTACACCATGTAGTTCTCGTTCGATAGCAATGGCTTCATAACTCTGAATTTTATTGAGATATGTGTAGCTAACGTAAGCATTGCGAAGTACCGATCTGCCGGAGGGATCATTATTCAGACTTGTGGTGCGATAGTAGATAGATTTCTCCACGGGGATCATGGCAATACGTTTGCCCCATGCAGCTTCTTGATACATCCCGAGGATTTCACCAGTCTGCTGTTCTATTTCAAAACTCTCCACAGTCCAAGGGGCACGAATGGCAATCTTCTTGATACCAATGCGGCCATCTTCGTATTTGGAGTTTTTCTTTGGAGAACGGAAGTCACCCTCACGACGCTTATATACTACCTCAAACCAAGAAAACCCATAGGTCAGGTATGACAGAGCCTCGGAGATGTGATCATCAAGTGAGTGGTCCATATCATCAAGGACAGACTGTAGAAACTCAGCTTCTTGCTTGGCTACAGCACTATCATCGGCAGGCTTGACTTCGATCTTAACGTCACGTAGGGTTTGTTCTACAGCGTACATGATGGAGCCAACGATAGCGTTCCCATCGCGCATCTCCCGGTATTTCTGAATAGCTTTTTTGCCGCGAAGTTCTTGCTGCCATTCATCGGCTCTGATATCGCCTGTAAAAGTATTTTTTCCGTAAACACCTAACTCAATCTTAGCTGCTGTTTCACTTAACTTCTTCATAGTTATTGCCTTTTGATTGATTTACATCAGCAGGCAACACCTGCAAATTCCAAGGGACATGTAGTCCGCAGACATGAACCCCCTTAAGCGGGACGATGTGATCGACGTGATATTTTTGCCCAGAGATGACTTCACAATCTTTAGCAAGGTCATAGAAAGAGCCTATCTCTGCGAGTTGCTGTAGTGTTAACCAATTCGGAGTGGCGTCTTGTTTAGAGAAGCGTCTCTTAGCAGAGTTCTTTGCCCTAACTTGCGGATTCAACTTGTTGTACAGGGTATAACGAAGTTTTTCTTTTTCCGAGTTAGATTGCCGATACTTTTTTGAAATCTCTCGGCTTTTATCCGGGTTATTCTTACGAAACAATCTCGCCTTTTCCGTCTCACAGACTTTACAAGAACTCTTTAATCCAGACTTTTTATACTTATCTTTTGGAAAATCTTCAAAAGGCTTGTTAGCAAGGCACTTTGTACAAGTTTTCATATCACGACCTTGGTATAAGACCTTTCGCATCTGAATAGGCCAAGCGAAGTTCTGGTTTAGAAATACCCTTGAGAGCGAGTTCAGTCACAGCCCAGACCATAGCATCAAGACGATCAGGTGATCCAATAGAGCCAAGAGGTTCCCACTGGACTAGCTGATCTTCCAAAGCATCAAGGCCCTTGAGGTGTTTTACCTTACCACGTTCATATAAGGAGGATACTGGTTCAGCCCTAGCAAACTTACCACGAGAGGCATGTACTAACTTGACAGGAACAGTCTCATCAACCGTATGGAGGGTAGACCTAACCATATCACCACCTTGGTTACGTTCAGCTACAATCTTGTCAGCTTCGTACTGGTGGTAGAGGCCGATAGCCCTAGTGGCCCAGCCTTCAGGTGTATAGCGATCAGTGGCGTCTTCTAAGATGTAGCTACAACCATTCAGGTCAATACCAGCTACAACAAGGCCAGTCATATCACTCTCAGCATTAGAGGTGACAGCAGGGTCTACTGAGATAACCACACGAGCAAGGGTCTTAGCGAAGGCTACAGGATCATCTACACCCTCTACCTCACACTTAGACAGGAGGTCTCTAGTCCACAAGGCACCAGAGGCTTCATCCATAATCTCAGCGTACAGTTCTTGACGACCCAAACGGGTACCTTCGTACTGATCTTTAACTGCTTGTATATAAGTTGCTGCAAGGTTAGCAGAGTTATCAAAGGTTGAACCGTAGGTCACTACAGACTTAGGGTTCTTCATGATATCACGAACAAGTTTGGTAGGTCGGGGAGTTGTAGTCACACAAACTTGTGGATGCTTACCAAGACGAAGGGTAAACTGTAGCATATCCCATGTGTCACGGTCTTTATTCCAAGCAGCAAGTTCATCACACCAAGCAGCTTCAAACTGAGGACCACGAAGACGCTCAGGCTCTTCAGCAGAGAAGAACAACACTGTAGGTTTAACCCTTTGGTCTTTGTACCAACCCTGATCCCAGACTAATAATCTTTTAGTGGGGTACCATGTCGGGGGTCCAAGCAAACGACCTTTACGATCTTTATCGCCCTTCCAGCATCTAGCTAGAAAACCAGATTCACCGTTGACCGTAACACGATCAATATCCGAGTTTGTAGCAGCAATAGCACCAACACGCATACTTCCGTTCTTTACTCTTGCTCTTACCCATTCAACACCAGCACGGGTCTTACCAAAGCCACGTCCAGCATTAATAAACCAAGTATTCCAATTTCCAGTAGGAGCAATCTGTTGAGGTCTAGCCCAGAAGTCCCATGTATATATGAGTTCTTCAGCTTTATCAGTGGGAAGTTGCGATAGCAATGCTACTACATCTTCACCCATAGCCCTTAGATCATCAGCATGGATTGGCAGGCCATTTTTAAGCATGTTACAAAACCTAGGTTAATCTTCTTTGTTGTCCGAGGTTTCTTCGCCTTGACGTTTCTTACCTAACAATGCCAACAGGTCATCAATAGCACCTGTATCTTCTGCAACATCTTCTGGTTCAACTTCCTCTACCTTGACAGTTGGGTTCCAACCAGCACGACTACGAAGGAATAGTTCAGCAGCTTTTAGATCACCAGACCTAGCTGCATTGATAACTACAGAACCAATCTCTTCTTGAATGGATGCCCTAGAATCAGCAATGTCATCACGATAGACCTTGTAAAAGGTTTGGTATGACTTAGGTGCATTTTTCATTGTGGCTACAGAATCAAAGATTACTCTCATAGATACACCAGCACGGATACCAGCCCGAATCTTAGTGGCAATCTTAAGGTCATGCGGAAGGGGGAGTGCCATCTGGATCAATCTTTCTTTGTGGGTACTATAGTTTATAACTACAGAATGAAAAAGAAGACCTATAGAAAATAACCCTACATCGGTAGGTGCAACTACAAAAAGGTTGAGAGTGATTCACCTAGTTGAAAGGTTATTACCTATCAGGTCTTACTTAAGTGGGTAGTCCATATGCTGAATGCTTGAACAACTACAAAGAGGAAAGAGAAAACACAATCTTTGTACTGGTAGGCGTTGATACTATAGTTCCATACTATAGTTCTCTACTACAGTTTCTTTGTACAGAGATTTTGTTTTTTCTTTTCTCTCTGCTTGTTCTGTAGTTGAATACTATAGTTAACCCCCTACCCCCTACTTATATATAGGTACCTTTTTTCGTCAATCGTCAAGCAAGAATCTGAACTATTTTGCATGAATCTGACAAGCTATTGGAATCTAACAAAAGAATTATTTGACCAACTGGTAAAAAGTGTACAATAGACACACTATAGATTTCTTTACCTTTGCCCTCATTGTGTAGCCACCAAACTACTGTTTTGATTCGTTGCTTGCATAATACTATATATGGTATATCCCCCTAGTGGAAATACAAGAGGTTCAAATCTTTTGTTTTGGATTCTTTTGGGGTAAGCGCTACCCCCCGAATCACCCCCGTATAATTCCAAGGGACCCAAGCACTTTGGTGCGGTATTGGCTCTGCCAAACTGTTGCATTTATGCCACTGTCAATCCCCTTTCGTACAAATCCCAAGAAAAACTATAGTAAAACAATAGAAATAAAACAAGTGTGGCATAAAAGATACAATAGGGTTAAGGGATTGATTTAAAACGAAAGAATCTTCTTGACAAACGAAAGTATTAGGCCGGATAGCGATTCGCCATACCAATAGTTATTGTGCAACCATGCACCAAGGCAACGATTCAATGCCTATGACTACATATAAATGCACAGTAAACTATTGATCTGACTACGTAATCAAGTTGCCTGTTGTTGCCTCATATAAGCCGACACAATGGCCAGTAACGTAAGCGGGTAGGACAGACGCCAGAACATGCGCCACCCTACCCTGTATGTGTTCCTATTGTGTCACTGTATTGATTACAAGAACATCAAACCCGCCTAACATCATGTCAGACTGATATGCCTGCGCCTTAGCTAACGTCATAAGCGGGCCAAAGGGTTTTACCATGAAAGCGCCATTGTTTGCCAAGCGATACGTTGCCAGTCCGATTGATTTAGTCATTGTTAGATTCCTTATACTGAGTGAAGTAAGTAACATTCTGATAGTTAGGGGCGTATGCCCGTCCGAATAGCTTAGTCCGTAATTGTTCGGGACTGTCTGCCTTTTCAAGATACTCTTGGCCATGCGCTTTCCAGTGAGCACAATAAAAGATTGACTGATTACTCATGCAATCGCCTCTGTCTTGATATGCTTCTTTCCGTTGCCATGCGCGACGATTGCAATAGACTTAGCCTTAGATAAAGCCCCATTGCACAATCGACAAGTGTTGCATGTTGCACGCCGTCCGGCTTCCTCACTAGCAGGACACAATGCTTCTTTTCCTTTCACTAGGTCAGATACACTAGACACAATTCTAAACGTGCGCTCACCTTTATCCCAAGCCTCTTGCGCTTGCCCTAATGTATCTGCGCTTGTCATAAGCATATCAGGCAAAGGATTCTTGTCGGCGTGCGTGTAGGCTGTCCATCCCTTCGCGTGACGTACAAAGGCTTGCCATATACTTACAGGAACCGCGCTAGGGTCGCCATATGATCCAATTCTTACCATCCGCATAGTTGCCAGAGTTGCCAACTCATAAGCCGATATTCTAGGGTAAGAACCATTTACATAGGCTTTCCATATTCCCAATGGGCCATGCAACAAGTTAACATAGCAGGCGCGTTCCTTTGCCCATCCGGTCGCTTTATCGGACGGCTTTCCCATATGGGGGCAGATTCCGCAAATACTTGCATCTTGTCCTGTACGGCTTGCCTCAATAGGGTTAATATCTTGGCGTATGATCCAAGTCTGAATCATATCTCCTGTTTTGCCATTGTCACTGTTCATTGTTGCAATCACAACAATAGGCTTTCCGTCATAAAGGCTTGCGCCTTCCCATAAGATAAATCCAGCCATGTTCTTTCCCCTTACTTTGCGAAGATTGCTAGGGCAGTAAATGCCGCTATCGGTATTAGTATAAATAGGCAAGCCATTTTTTCTTTTCCTTCTCTCATGTTCCGTTGAGACTGTTTTGACATACTGGAATCCGATTCGCAATAGTGAAAACTGGCAAGCTGGAAAATTATTATATGTAGATTCCTATTGACTCGAATCGAATCCTATGGCATAAACGAATCAACAAGACAAGGGGCAGGCCGATTCGGCTGAGTTCGCAAAAAACGGGGAGGTACGGCTATAGCGAATCAGTGACAAATATGCAACAGATCAAGAGTCAAGTGAAAAGATACTATTGACACGTATTTGTGATGTTATCGATAACATTGTAACACGACCGAATCAGTCGTGATGGCGCTAACATTCAAGAAACCATATGTTAACGCTAACATTCAAGAAACCATATGTTAACGCTAACATTCAAGAAACCATATGTTAACGCTAACATTCAAGAAACCATATGTTAACGCTAACATTCAAGAAACCATATGTTAACGCTATCACGAGAAATCGAGTCGTGATTGTTTTGACAACTGGCGGTTTGACCCCCTGCGAGGGAATTGTTCACCCCCACGAGGGAATTGTTCGTCAGACCCCACCGATGGGAAAGCTCATATCTGACCCCTACCGATGGGAAAGCTCACCCATCTGAGAAAATTTGTGGGACTTCAACTTGAATCCTTGTTAACTATTTGTAGTTACAGCACAAGTTCTTGTTGACGAATCACTTTAGATATGCAATAAACAATGCAACAGAGACAAACAACGGAGAGACCAAATGAAACTTAATGCACAACCAAACCTGAATGGAAACTCACCTGAAGATTTTACTGAAGTATACACGCTCTTGGGTGAGGCTCATGATGCAATCAGCAAAGCGTCTGAAGCCCTGTTTGGGAATGTGTTGCATGGTCGTAATTACCAGCACAGTGGTGGTGATGCCTTAATTGAAGATCGTCGTAAGGTGCAAGACATGATCAGAGGAATGCAGAGTGACATTGGAACTATTGCATCTGCTATTGTAGACATTCTGATGAAGGAAGAAGTATAATGACAAACTCAGAAGCAATCGAACTTGTACGTGAACTTGGGCATAACTTTGCTGTAGCACTGACAGAGAAAACAGGTAAGAAGCCTAAGTCTAAATCTGATCTAATGAATGGCATTGTAGCTTACGAATACCTAAAACTGAAGGGTGAGCTTGAAAACCTAGACAAAGCTGTTGACATCGTAATCCGAATCGTGTATGAAACTGTTGTACAGCAGATTGAACAAGACACAATTAAGATTGGACGCTAAGATGAACAAGGAAGCACAGATTATGCTGGTTTACGAAGATATGACTGATGTAGAACTAAAGAAACTACTGGTGAAGACCATCAGGGAACGAGAAAGTCTACACTACCTTCTTGGTTGGTTGGAAGAGGCTTATACGCACTATTGTTTACCTGAATATGAGCGTAGTATTGCCATCAAAGAACTCAAGAGATATGAGGAAAGCAAATGAAGAAGTTTCATGTAGTACTCTCTGATGAACTTGGAGAAGAGTTTAGTGTAGAGCTTGAAGCACTTGACAGGGATGACGCATGGGATACTGTAGCTATGGACTACCCTGAGTCTTCTGTAGTCTCTGTGTGTGAATTGAAACGATACATTAGGGAGGACTAAAATGAACACTGAAATGCTTATACGTTTTGTTGATGATCTGATCCATGACGTTAAGTCATACCAAAGTCGTACTTCAGAGGACAGGAAAGATGCTATTCGTGTCTTTGCTAATGTCATTGAGGGTGAAGAAGGAACTCTTGAGTCATATGAGACTGTCGCAGATGGTATGGTAGATGCAACTGAGGCTCTGGAACGTGCCAAAGAACGTTTTGGTGTAGTTGAAGATATGTTGTCTAAACTGGTTGAAGAGATTGAACGTGAATCCTTGTCTTCGAAAGTACAAAGTCGATAGTTCTTGACAACACATAACGAATCAGCTATATAGTTCTTAACAAGAAACAAACCAACGGAGACTAACATGACTGTATATATCTCGCCTACCGTAGTAGATGCTTTCGTCACTGGCCGTAAGATCAAGGGTCAATTTGCTACCGTTAAGTTCATCAAGCAAGATGGTTCCTTGCGTGTTATCAATGGATGCTTTGCTCCCCTGTCGCATATTGTAGGTTCTGAGCGTGGTGTCATGCAAGGTGAAGCTATGAAGGCTCGTGGCCAGTGTGCTATCTATGATGTGTCAGAGGGTAAGTGGAAATCCTTCTATCTGAACAAAGTAGTGGAAATCGCGTAAGCATAAGGAATACCTGCGATGGAAAACAACCTTCCTCTGTGGCTACAAAAAGAACTGGATCAGTTTGGCATCTTTGGTGATGATCTACCAGTAATCAAACCTAAACTTAAGTTCCCAGAGCCGACAGGTTGGGTTCCATCGTATCTTGGGGAAGAACCCCCATTCTAAGGGAAGAACACATGACAAAAGTTCGTATGGAACTGCATAAGATAAACACTGTAGTATGTGATGGCCACACAGTCACTGGTCATGGGGGTAATAGTGGTATCCCATATATGGCTAGGCACCTTATCTCACTAGGATATGATCCACTGTCTGAGTTTGTATGCTATCGTGGAGATATGCTGTGTATTTCTGGTGGCACTCTTGATGCTTGGTCAAAGATTAACTATGTAGAGACTGATGATAAGTCTACTAAACGTAAGAAGTACATTCCTTTCCAATGGAGGACCAAAGATGTTCTTTCGTAAAAACTACCTTCCAGACCTGACTATTCATCAAGACTCAAAGACAGGTAAATACTTTGCTCAAGGCATAGACAAGTATGATATTTCAGTAAAGTTCTGTGAATACGTTGAGCCTAATGGTGGAGATAAGTATGTAGTTTCTAATTATGGTGTTACTTTGTATGAAACAGTTGACAGCCTCGTCAAAGCACTGTATGAGTATGCTTCTGAGGAACATCTGAAGTATATCCATAAGGAACTTACTTTCAACATAGTTAAGATTAAGCTGTAGGAGAGAAACTAATGACTAATCTAGCATGGCACTTCACAGGAGATACGCTTAGGGATGGATCACCTATTCCTGAGGTAGGTCAGAGGCTTATCTTCAAGGGAGGCATCAAAATTTGTTCTCGTGGATATCATTGGTCTAAACAACCGTTTGATGCACTAAAATATGCACCGGGATCAAAGCTCCATCTTGTTGAATATGGGGGTACTTTGGTTGAACAAGAAGATAAAGGTTGTTCTTCTGAAAGGACTATCCTAAAGTCTCTTGATGCTACTACATTACTCAGACGTTTTGCTGCTGATCAGTCTTTGTTAGTAGCACACCTTTGGGACATGCCAGATGTTGTGCGGGAATACCTGACAACTTTGGATGAAAAACTTCGTTCTGCTGCTTATGATGCTGCTCGTTCTGCTGCTGATGCTGCTGCTCGTTCTGCTGCTTATGCTTCTGATGCTGCTGCTTATGCTTCTGATGCTGCTTATGCTGCTTATGCTTCTGATGCTGCTTATGCTTCTACTTCTACTGCTTATGCTGATGTTGCTTATGCTGCTGATTATGCTGCTCGTTGGGCTGCTGCTGCTTCTGCTGCTGCTGCTTATGCTGCTAAGGCTGCTTATAATGCTACTGATGCTACTGATGCTGCTTATGATGCTGCTCGTAAAGACTTCAACACTAGGGTCTACAAAGCTTTCAATATGGAGATAACACAATGACACAAGACTTCACAGACGACATGCGGGCCAAGCTGGTTGCTTACTTGGAAACACATGATTTGCCATCAGGTCTGGGCGATGAGGAAAGCGCCTGCACTCTTGCAGCAATTCGGTTGGCGTACGACGGTCAGCTAAACGACGATGTAATCGACTGCATGTCACCCGTCATTGGGAAGGCTGCAATGAAACTGCAAGATGCTATGCCGGATGGTATGCGCAACGGTGCAAGGTACAAGAGCCTTATCCCAAACATGCCGGGAACTGGGCGGGAGCGTGAGGCTGAACGGCTGGCTATTCTGATGGATTGGATGTGGATTGTCGTCCTGCCGCAACTCCAACCTACTGCGGACACGGGCGGTTATGGCGCTAAATGGCGGCATATGTGTGAAACCAAGACTGCTTATGCTGCTGATGCTGCTGCTGCTGCTGCTTATGCTGCTGCTGCTGCTGCTTATGCTGCTGATGCTGCTGCTGCTGCTTATGCTGCTGCTGCTGCTTATGCTGCTGCTTATGCTTCTGATGCTGCTGCTTATGCTGCTTATGCTGCTGCTCGTGCTGCTGCTCGTGCTGCTTCTGCTGCTGCTGATGCTGCTGCTCGTGCTGCTCGTGCTGCTTCTGCTGCTGATGCTGCTGCTTATGCCTTCTGGGAAGCGGTTGATCCTATCGGTGTGTTGGAACGGATGACCTATTTGGAGATGAACAATGTGGAATAACCTTATCAAACGACTACGCAATCCTGCTTTCTTTACTGAGACCAGTGAGCGTAACCTGATGAACGAAGCTGCTGATGCACTTGAGGAAATGATAAAGGAGTTTGAGAACCTACAGTTTCTTTTTCATGCCACATACAATAGACATGTTGCAGAGATTAAGGAACTTGAAAGTAAATTGGAGGCCAAGTCATGTGGAAAAAGAATAGACCCAATAGTGGTTGACCTAAAAACAGGGTGGTTTGAACCAAAATAGAACACGGAATAGTACACACTCGCAGAACCGGAGAATAAAGAATGACAATGGAATATACAGTAGACATGAAAGACCCCGCCAGTGGGAATTATGTAGTTGTAGTTGCTAAACTCTATGGTGATGGAGAATACGAAGAGTATGAAGATATTGAGACTGGATCAACTTGGGTAGATATTACGGGTGATCCTAGTTTTTATGACTACACCTATGAGGATACAATGACTGGTGCTATTGTTGTTATGCCAGAAGATTGGAAAGAGAGTGTTGATCTTATCCTTTGCAATATCTATTGGGATCGGGAGCTTAATCGTTGAGTACAGAAATTGACTACCATAAGCTCTGTAAGTCTATCGCATCACGCTATAGGGTGACACTAGATCAACGTGATGATTTGATCCAAGAAGGTTATCTAGCTTACTTAGAATGTGTAGACAAAGGTTGTACTCATCCTGATGTGATTGAGACAAGTATCAGACACGCAATGTATAACTACACCAACTTCAAGCAGAGACCTATCGAAGTCCCCTCACGTAAAGACTACTATGGCCTTAAGAAGAGGTGGGAGAACCTAGAGACACTGGATGGTCTTAGTGCCACTGAGAAGGCCCTATACTTTGCCCTGACAGGGGAATATGTGTCTATAGATACCTTAGACAAAGAGACTTTAGAGGAATCTCACGAAGACTTTCTAGCCTTGGGTATGGCAGTCACAAAAGCCCTAGACGAACAAGAAGCCTCTGTCTTTCGTAAGATTGCCCTGCATGGGTATGAGTTTCATGAGGTTGGTAACTCTCTTGGTGTATCAAAACAGAGGGT